ACATCTTCTAGTTCTGTCTTAATGAAATGATTTGGTGATGATGGGTTCAATGCTAGGAATATAGTTCCTGTCGTTCTAAATAGTAATTGTTGCCACTCTAGTTTGTTTATCTCGTTGGCTTCATCTATAAACAGATGGGTTCTTTTCCTACCTCTTAACTTTGTTTCTTGGTCAACTGAAAAGAATTCAACTATCCTGTTGTTATACTTAAACTCAAAGTTTGATTTGTTGTAATCTATATGATGGTGTAACCCTGTGGCTTCTAGTATCTCAATAAAATCCCTTAATGTTGAACTCCTTAATGAAGGCAAGAATTTACGGACTATACTGAATGTTCCCTTAGTATCAAATTCATTGCCTATCCTACCTGTCAATAACCATACTACTGCTATTTGACAGATGGAATATGATTTAGTGCTACGAGTACCGCCTCTGTTGATTCGTATTTTCTTTTTAGATAGGGCATTCTTTTCGTAGACTTCGCTTCCTTTTATGACAAGGTTATTGCTCACGCTTTATTATTTGTACTTCAATGCCTGTTAGGTTAAGGCTACCTTCTAATTGTATTTGTTCTTTTGGTTTACCATATACTCTAGTCAATAGTGTGTCAATAGAATACAGGCTTCCTTTCCTAAACGAACGATATAGGGCATTGGCTATTGTCTTTTCAAGTATAGTCGTGTCATCGCTTTGTACTATATCTTTCAGTTGCTCCATATCCATACCTAACATATTCTGTATAGTATCGTTGATTTCGGATTGCTTATATCCTATCCCTTTCAATAGGGTAGTAAACTTCTTTGGTCTGCCATTCGGGTTTCCACTTTCCCCTTTCTTGAATGGTATAAGGTTATCTTCGTTTGGCATATTATCTAATATTACTTATGATATCTTCTTGTAATTCAATAGGAACTAACTTTCTCCAATGCTCATTACCTAATTTAATTGATTCACGAATAGATGTAGCTGATATATTTGCTATTTCTTCTGTCGGGGTATATTTGTTTACCTCATAACCCACCCCTCTACCAAAGTTAATTGATTCCATATCAGGTATGATAATAACTTCAACATCTTGTTTCCTTTGTTTATGATACTTCAATATCATATTCTTTGTTTGTTGTGATGTGAATGGATTACCATTATCGGGTTCAATATCCCTTATAAGTATTAGAACAGGTATTCCTTTGAGTAACTTCTGTTCAATTAATTGGATATGTCCATAGTGATAAGGCTGATACCTTCCTATGAAGATTGCCCTTTTCTTATCTTTGTTCTGTGTAGGTTGCCCTCCATAGTTTCTTTTAACCCAAGCCATTTGATTTGTTGTTTAGTATTTTAATAATGCAGTTCTCAACCGATTCGTGTGTAGTGTCAATATCTATATAATCCTCAGTTGGTATTTCAAAGTCTGCTACAAAAAACTTCTCTCTACCACGGATTTCGCTTGTATGAACATATACCTCCACCATTTGATTTGAAGCCTTTAATGCCCTTCTATGTTCGTTATAGGGGGCAACTACACTAATGATAACATCATAGCCTTTATTGTCCATAAACCTTGCTATATCTAATACAGATTGTATGTTCCTTTCCCTACCTTCCCTAGTGTAATCATTGTTCTGTAAGATATGGCGTAGGTTATCTCCGTCAATATGCACATGCTTTGTGCCTAGTTTTTCAATTAGTGCTTTTGCTAGTGTTGTTTTACCTGCTGCGGGTTGACCGCAAAACCAATATATCATATTCATTTTTTTAATCCGTACTTAATATATTTATACCATACCCTTTCGTGTATGTAATATTGAATTGGCTTGTATAGTAATTCAACTATACTAAAGGTAGCACCTACCTTAACCGAACCGCTTACCATATACATAATAATAAACCCTATCATTGTGCTTACTATTCTATACGATATTGTTTTTGCTATGTGCCTCTTCTTGTCTAAAATCATAATTAACTATTATTTTTATAGAACTGTTGCATATTTTTTGTTTTTATATCTTTAACGGCAACTAATTGTATATTATGTTTTGTTTGTTGTATTGCATCCCAATCAATATCTGTTCTTCTAATTAACTTTTGTTTAAATAATTTTTTCCATGGCACACTATGTTGTGGTCTATTAAACTTCCATGTTGTTGTTACATATTTTGGCCATGTAAATTCTAATAACTTTGCCATTTTTAATCTACCATCACCTTTATACTTATCTGTATTACCACCTTTCATTTTCATTGTTGCAATTTTATCTATTGAAAATTGATTAAATGAAACTGTGCATAAATTATCATCTAAAACTTGTAAACATAAATCAGTATCTGCATTATAATTTAATCTCCACCTATAAGGCATATTATTGTATATCAGCATACCGCTATATACATGGCAGTTTGTAAAGTATGCTATGTTTGTTTCGTTGACAACGAACATACTATAATTAAATCCACTAATGCCAATGTTTGTATATCTATCAGTAAAGTCCTCTACAACTTTTATTGCAATAGATGAATTACATACTATACGCATACCCTTTTGTAGTCTTTTAATACACCTAATATTATCATCAAACTCCCAATGCCTTTCGTGATTATTACTTATTGAATGTGACCATATCCAATTTCTTACATGTATTGCACCTTTACCTGAAGCATAGTCAGGTAATACTAAAATATTTGTATCAGGATATTTTTTCCTATATAAATTATATTCACTTTTTTCAACAACTAAATAGAATTCAACACCATCCTTTATAAGAAAGTTAGCAGTAAGGCATGCATTATACCTACCTTTTGATAAAACATATATAGGATATTTTGTTACCATTATGTTGTAAATATTTTTTTATCAACACATTCAATATATTTATTAGTATTAGTAATACCTATAAAATCAAATAGTTTATTTATATCATCTATTTTGTTTTCAAATATACTTTCAATATTAAATTCAAAAACATTTTTACATTCATCTTTTATTGATTTCATATTTTCATCCCATACATTCATATAATTATACCAATCCTCTTTTGTATTATACGCATCCATAAACTTAGCATTATTGTATGATGATAATACTTGTTCTTTGTTACGATATAATAATACCCATTTAGCATCAGGATAATATTTTTTAAATAAATTCCAACATAATGCTATTTTAGGTTCTTTAAATAACCATGGCTTATCTTTTACAATACCATTTTTTTTAATAGCACGATATACTTTTCTATTGAAGTCCTTATAATCTTCTAATAAATTAATTGGTTGAAATTTTTTCTTTAAATTATTTACATCATGTTTATTTAGATACTTTATTAAAATATTTCTAATCATAATGTTTTCATAATATCCATACTTATTATATTCATCACCTTTTTTACAATCACCAACCTGCACACCTTCGTTAAATAAGATATGACTTAATAAACTACTGCCTGACCTTGGCATACTTACAATCAATATAGGTGTATTATGTGTATTCATTTGTTATTCATATTTTAATGATGCAATATCGTTTCTTTCCTTTTCGGGCCACCATGTAGACCAATTGGTAATTTGTTTACGCATAATTTTTATTTTATATGTGTCTGCAAATTCCTCTCTGTCTTGTTCATTATTAAATGATATTGTTATTTTAAATGGTTTATCTATAATATCAAATTCAGGTAAACCAACATTATCAATTTCATCATGTAAGTCATTAATTCTATCCATCTCCTTGGCTATACCTATATTCATACCCCAATCAAGTAATAGGTTTGTATCCCAATCATTAAATATTGTTTCCCAATCCCATTCTCCTAATGATACATTATCTTTAATCGTGAACTCTCTCTGTTCATTCTCTGTTAAATCTTTGGCAACGATAACAGGTATTTCCTTAAGTCCTGCTTCTTGACAGGCTTTTAATCTCATATTACCCCCTAGAATCATCATATCACTATTGACTACGATAGGTCTTATCTCTAACATCTTAGGGAACTCCTTAATAGATTTGACTAATGCCTTAAACTGATGGTCTTTTATTACTCTTGGATTCTTGGGATTAGGTAGTACCTTATTTATCTTCAAGTACTGGAAGTGCATCTGGGTTGCCATAATCTTCGGATTTAGTTGGTTCATTAATTAGTTCTTCTGTTACTACATTTTCAATGTTGTTTTCTGTTAGCCACTTACTGAATGCTTCGGCTAGTTGGAATACTGCTTCTTCCTGTGGAAGTGTTACGCTTACAATCTTCTTGTCATTGTTGAAGTTGAGTGCGAATGGTAGTTGCTTTTTACTCATTGGATTGATTTATCGCCCTTGACCTATGTATTTTTTTGGTCTTGGACTATGTTTATTAAAAGATTTCTTTGCTCTGCCTGTTTTCCTTTTACCGAATGATATCTTTGTGCTATCACTTTTTGATTTTGCCATTGTGTATTTCTATTAGATATTCAATATGTTGTTTCTTATCTCCGTATTCTATATGACAAGACCTACATAATCCCATCAAGTTACTTATATCATCCTTAGTTTTAGATGAACCCATCCCCCTTGCGTGTATGTGGTGTATATCAACTGCTCTACTACCGCATAACTCACAAGGCATAAAGTCCTCAATACCATAATCAAAATAATCTAAATATACCTTTGTGTGTTTCTTCATAATAATTGTAATATCAATACATTCATAGGTTATTTGTTTTGGTTATAGGTTTGGTTTTTCATCAAAATAATAAAGGTCTAAATCATTTTGACAATCATATAGGTAGTTAGCGTGTAGTTCATCTGCTATGTATAATCCAACATCTTCTACTTTTTTGCATACCTCACAAGGACAAGTAGATGCAGTTCTGTAAACCTTCTTGCCTATCCTTTCTTTATACCATTCTAAATCATGCTTTTTCATAAGTGTAGCTATTACTTTACTTTATGGGGGGTAAAGTAAAACAATAACTTTACTATTTTACTTTACTCAATGAGCCGTAATTGATTGATAAACGGCTCAAATATGATTGATAAATCATTAGTCCATCCATTTACCATGTGTCATTAAGTGCCAAAAGCGATGTCGTATAACTGTGATGAAGATACCAGAGAAGGTATCTGCCTCATATACACCTGCTTCACACTCTAATTTGAATTTACTCATAATTAAAAAGGTAGGTCATCTTTTGATTCTGTCGTGGCTTTCTTGTACTCGTTTAATGTAATAGATACATCTTTGCCATAGTCATTAGGCACATCAGCGATATTGATATTAATACTGATGTACTCTTTGCCTTCATAATGAAATGAATGCTTATGTGCTTCGGATAAGCAGATTGAGGCAGTTAGCCATGTAGGGTTTCTTTTCTTACCACTACCTAGACGGATTTTTTTTGATTTGGTTTGTTCCATT